TTGACTTCACGGGATTTCATTGCCGAAGCCTGTTGGGTTGCCTTGGAAGCCAACACCATCTCCTTGGTGAGAATACCAGTGTAGACGGCAGACACACCTTGCTGAGTGCTAAAGATGCCGCTGTTGACGCAGACAACGCAGATTTCGGGATTGAGGGATACACCGAACTGATTGGTCACATTGACGGTGAATTGGAAATTGTAGTTGCCTAGACTACCAGAGGTAATGTAGTCAGGGAGCGACAAGTCGTAAGGAGGAACCAATACGAGAACAGAACCTGTAGTTGCGACGATGCCCGTAGCACTAGCATTTGCAGAGTAAGCCTGTCCGCTAAACTCAGCCCACGATTGGCTACTGCCGTTGCGTTCAGATAGACGCCACAAGTCTTGCTGACTGGAAGAAGAGAGAAGACCAGACTGGTTATTCAAGTTGATGCTAATGTTGTTGATGATAAGATTGGAACGTGAATCTTGGGGGGTTTGGGCGGACATTGCCTTACGAACGGTGACGATAAACATATCGGGAATTTGATTGATTTGGAGATTGCTAGAGGTAATAGTAGAGGAAGCGCCTGATGCAATGGCGGTGTTGTTGGCGGCAGAAGTCAAATAACGGGGAAAATCCATATAAGGAACGATGTTCTTGGTCTGGATGAGGTCAGATGGCTGAGTGCTTAAGAAGCGGAACAAGAGTGAAGGGCCCGTGGCTGCTTGAGCATACCCGAGAGTGACGGCTGTAAAGACACTTCCAGTAGCAGGGGCTGGTAATATACTAGAACCCAGAGTAATACTCTGGTAATAAGGTGAAGCAGTGGACCACACGCGAGAAGCAGTTGAGTCAATATTGAAAGTGAATGCCATATTGTTAATACCGAGCAATCCTTGGCAGTTGAATTCGGGGTCAGACCAGATAAAGGGCGAGAGCAAGATGGGTTCAGTGACGACGGTTTGAACGCAAATCTTATAAACATCAGTAGTGGCTCCTCCTACAGGAGCAACAATTTTACCATTTGCAGCAACAATCAAAGCACCTCCGTTTCTAGTGTACTGGACTTTAGCAGGGAAAGCACCACGAGGGACCTGGTCCACGTCGTAAGAGGCGGTAGAGTAGTCGGCTAAAGGATTGTTGTTCGCTAGAACACCCTGAGCGTAATTGGCGTAGGCTTGGTCGGGAAGACAGGGGGTCATACTGTTGTAGCGGTAAAGTTCTCTAGAGTTATTCATACGGAGCAAGGAAGGGAGGACATCCTTGGAGTTGATGCTGACCGTGGTGTTGTTGATTTGGGCGGTGGCGGTAGTAAATAAACTATTCAAGGGGAAGGCTTGGAAGGCGTCTTGCTGACCGTAAGCAAATATAGTGGCTCCAGCGAGGCCACCAGAGTAGGTCAATTCAATAGTAAGAGCCGTGTTGAGCAGCACATCGCGTCCAATAACGACGTTCTCTGAAGGAACTTGGACGTTGTAGATGAGTGCAGAATTACTGGCGGAGGTGGAAGGGAATCGTTGGTAGGTGGTCTGGGAAGCACCCGATTTGACGGCAAAATCCAAATCGGCAGTAATGTCGCCAATCACAGAGTCTTTAACGAGAACGGTCTTGAAGTCGGACATCTTATATATTATACAAGGTATAAAATATAATGGGGAACTACGCTAAATTAAAAGTGTCTATATCCGCCAACCTTGGAAGAGGACGAGGAGGCGGGGGCGACGCCCTGAATAGGAACATTACTTCCCGTCCCGACGGAAGATTTCTTAAGGAATGCGATTTTAAGAGTGACCGTCCCTCCCGATTCTAGTCTAAAGGGTACTAATTCACCGTTTCTCAATCGGTAAAAAATCGTCAAGTCTAAATTAAATAGAGGACGGTTGCCGTTAAGAGTGATGAGGCGATATTGGGCAGCAGGTGTATAAACAAGAGCAGGTCGGTAAGCCCCCGTTTCACTTACTAAATCTGTAATAATGTTGGCTATATCCGAGTTATTACCCGCGAACACAACTTGCTGAGTATCGTTAAATATCAGAGGTGTACTGACTTGATTGGGAGTAATAGGCAGTGTGTTGCTACAGAATACAATCGCCGTAATGGGCGAGAGACTACTTATCGTGCTCGTCTCTTGATATACCGACAAGTAAGGGACTGATTGACCATTTGTAAATCTTGCTACACTCGGCGTGGCAACGGGCTGGATATTCACTCCACCTTGATTGATGGTGCTAATCTTGAATGCCGTGTTGCCTGTTCCAAAGCCATTAATCGTCACAGGGAAACTGTTAAACAGACCGTAAAGAGCCGTGTTGAAATAGAGAGTAAAAGGGTTGTTGAAACTAATAGTAGGATTCGCTAGAGGGTCTTGGTCGTACATCTGGGTCGTGTAAATTACTAAAGTGTCGCTGGTCGTGTCCCACTGGCACAAAGGCGATAAAGGCGGAACGTAATAATAATTAGGATATGTTACTAGGTCTACTGGGGGGTATATTATAGGGTCGCTGCTAAAGTAAGTGGGATAAGTAGGAAGACTTCCTACGATGGGATTTCCTGAAGCACCTGGGGAAATAGCCACGGTTCCCGTAATAATACCGTAAGCCTCTCCGAATGCTAAAAAGATGAGATAAGATAAGTAGGTATAACTATAACAATTGTAATAACCCGTATTATTTACCTGAAGTCCATTAGAAGTGGCGGATGGAGGAGGAGGAACCGCTGCACTCTTGTCTTGCGGAATCCAGCGAATAGGAGCCGTTCCAAAATAGCGTGTCCCTGAATTATTATACCACTCAATCGTCACATTGTAGATAGTAAGGTTTAGGTCAGTGGAATTAGGTTTAATAGAAGGAATGAATACGGGGACAGTCCCCGTGTCCACGGTAAATCTCAAGATGCTTAAATAGTAGTCTTCGGGACAAGTGATAAAAGGCAGTGTTCTGCTCTCGTTGTAGTAGAATACGGGTGGCTTTGTATTGCTACTTTGAAAATTAGTGACCGTCACATCGTAATACACTTGGTCTGGGGAATCGTCACGTTTCACTTCGTTTAACTGGGACATCGTTATATATTAAACAGATTATTTATTTTATATATAACATACGCTTTCTAAAGCACCGCCAATCTGTTGATAGCAAAAACAGGGATAGTAGTAGTTCCTGCTGCTGCTGAGGCAGTTATTCTCACACTAATAGTAGTAGCAAGTACACCGTCAGAAAACACTAAACCTGAAAGACTATCTTGAATAGACGTATTGGAATCTCCTGCAGCAGCGGTTTCGTGTTGTAAATAGATTGCACCCCCCACACCCGCAGTCGCAACAGTACAATTATACGTTGCAATAGTGGCACCTGCTGATAAAGTCATATTGATTCCAGGAATACTAAACAAATACCACCCTGAAGGTAAAACCTTTGAATAGCAAGTGTAGGTAGCGTCCAATACTGTAGAAACAGGACCAACAGCGACAGACAAATCGATAAGAAGTGAGGGAGACGCGGGAAGAGCGCTTGTCGGAGAAGAGAGAGCAGATAGAGCGGACATCTTTTATAACATATCGCTACATTTTAAATAACTCGGTAGGCGCAAAAAAGGTCGGCTAAAGATTAACACCCCCTAGGCGATTTAAACATTAAAAACAGGGTTAATACCCATATTTTTGAGATTATTTCAGGTATAATTAGATTATTTCAGGGTAAAATAGATTAAATTGTCTCAAAAATGGATTAATACTGATATAATTTTAAAATTATATCAGTATATATCTAAATTAATCCAAAAATGGTGTGAAATAATCCAAAATGGACTAAAAAATGGTAGTTAGATTATTACAATGTGGGACAAATAGATTAAATATGTGATTATATTGATTATTTCTTGTTCTTCTTCTTGTTAGGCAGGACGCTCTGGAGTTTGTCCGACTCTCTAAAGAGAGATTCCAACATTTCGTCGGACAGGGGCGTAGGGTTCAATTCCAACGCGTCTTCCAAATGTAGCACCGTGTGTCCGCAAATGTTCTCCGCTAGTACAACGGATGTGTCGCCTTGGCGGTTAGTAATCGTGCTCATCTTTTGGCTATTGACTCCAATATTCCCTGCGCCGTTAATCCCACCCCATCCATTCGTGGATGCGGCGACCTTGTTAAACTTGGGGGTTTCAAAATGAGTTTCGCCATCGGGGTTGCATTCCTTGCATACGCGGTAATGTCTTGCTGATTGTTTATCTACCTCGGTGGGGTGACCGCGATATGTTTTTCCACAGTACATCACGGCGGTGCGTCTCTGTCCTCCAAAATTAACTGGTTTCGGCATTATTTCAGTCAAGTATTAAATTCAGTCGGTTTGGCTTTGTTGCTTTCGCAGGTTATTACTCTGGGGTAATTAAATTGTGAGGGTTGGGTAATTATTTACGTATCTGTGTTCAGATAAAAAGCAAATCAATTTTTTTTTCGTGGCGAAAGAATGTTCGGGGGAGGTTCTTACAAAAAAAGGTATTTAAATTAAATTACAAGTCAAATTAATATTCATCATCACTGTCTGCGTCTTCATTATCTGTTTCAGGTTCGGGTTCGCCGTTGGCGTGTGCCATCAATTCGGCGAAAAGGTCTTCGTCGTGGTCGTCGTTAAACTGGGTAAGCGCGTTAAGGGCTTCTTCAAAAGCGTTGAGGGTTTCCTCCGTATCAGCCCATCGTTCGCCGTTCCAGACCTTGTCGCAATCACTAGCCCATTCGGTCGCGGTTTGTTTATCTTCTTCGGTGCCGTGCACCATCACGTATTCGGAGATGACCCAAAATTTATCCTGTATATCGTAATATTCCAAAATTCCATCCTCATCTAAATCAGGATATACGATGGTGTTTAAATAGCCAATTATCTCTCGGTAATCGTTTAATATTTCTTCCACGCTCTTATTTTCAGTCATATTGGCGTATGCTTCAGTCATATTGGCGTATGCGGACATTCTTACTTTTGGCTCGGGTAATTAAATTGTGAGGGTGTTGGATAATCTTAATGTGTTTAGGTATTAGAGTAAAAAGCATTTCAATTTTTTTTTAAATAATAATAAAATTGAACTACTAAAAATTTATAAAATAAAAAATTAGTAGCCGCATTTTCACGCCCTTTGAATAAAAAATTGATTCACTTTTTACTTTACTCAGGACACGTAAATAATCAACCAACCCTCACAATTTAATTACCCCGAACAAAATGTCTAACAACGCTCAACCCCTCTACTCCGCCGTGGTGACTGAATTAAATAACCTGTTCGCCACAGCGACTGAAGAATATGGATTAGACGACCCCTTTGATGTGGAAGGCGCTTATCAATTACATTCTCCCCGATTATTCAGGGGCGGACTTATCAACCACGACGAAGAGACCGTCAATCACGGCTTCCCGATTGAGGTGAAGAAATGTTTAAGGGACGCCTGGGATGGCTACGGATACGACTCTTATATTGAACTGGACGAAATTCTTACCAGAGAGGAGTGGGCGAACTGGCACAACGGTAGGAAGAATGCTATTTGGAGAGAAAGGACAATTGAGATAAACACCGCCAGGCTCATCGCGGAGTCCCTCCAACACGAACGCGAATTCCCCGACCACGAACACTGCTACGACTGTGGGTGCTGCAAGGGTTGTGAGTGCTGTGAGTGCCCTGACGAGGACCAAGACGATTTTAAGGAACGCCTCTGCGAATTTTGCGGCAAGGAATTTACCACCGACGATTTCTTTGACGAGAATACCGAGTTAGTCTACGACGAAGAAAAAGGGGTATGCTACTGCAACTCTAAATGCGCCCGACTAGACGAAGGATGCGCTTACTGCGCGACTATCCGCGCCAACCCCGACGGGGAATACGACCCTCCAGCCGTCAACGGAATGTGCTACTGGTGCGCCGAGGAATTGGAAGAAAACGACGATGAATTTTAATATTTGATTTTAACTGTAATTTAATTTAAATACTTTTGCCCGAAATTAATATAAAGACCTTTAATAATAGTAATTAAATGCACTACAAATACGACTATTTGAGAGCCAAGCAAGAAGAGGTAAGAATACTCCCCTACGTGAAGGAGTTTTTTTCCCGTCCCGACATCGCAGCGACCGACGGGCAGTACGCCCAATACGATTACACTTGTCCCGCTTACAACTACGAAGTCAAGAACCGATTTGACGTGAAGCGCGACCAATACGAAGAGACAATGATTACCAGCGACAAGTTATTTCCGACGGGGGACTACGAAGGTAAGCCCGTTGTTCTTATTTTTAATTTCGCGGATTACTTGTGTTATATTAATTACGACTCCCAACTCTTTTCCGAATTTAGGGAACAATCCTTCTCCCGAGCCAAGCAATCGTGGGACGAAAAGCCCCATACCTACATCCCAGTCAAATACTTAAAGACCATCTTGAAGTGGAGCGACCTGCGCAAGTGCGACAATTGCTGTAGGGAATACCCGAATGAAATGATGGGCTGGTTAGACGGACAAGGTCAGGCTCCCGACCTTTTTTATTGTCCCATATGTTGCGAGAACGATTTTATCGTTGAGTATATTTAGATTATTTATATTATACTATTATAATATAAATGGACGCTGGACGATTAGAAATCAAACAACGAGTTTCCAAACCTCTTACCGACGGCGATTTAGAGAGATTAATTGGGATTAAGTCTGACGATATTTTGAAATATTCCGACTTGAAAAATTACGCCAAGATAGAGGACCTCTTGCCTTCCGACAAGTCTTTTCGTATTATTCTAATTGAGGACAAATACAATTCTGGACACTGGGTCTGTGCAATGCGATATGGTGACACGATTGAATATTTTAATTCATACGGGTGTAAGTGGGACACGGACTGGCGGTTTATCAACAAGATGGTACGAGTCATTCTCGGGGAGAATACGAATGAAATGACGAGGCTAATGGACCAAGCCAAAAAGGACGGCTGGAAAACCCTTTGGAACAAACATCGGTTCCAGAAATTAGACGGTAAAGTCCAGACGTGCGGGAGGTGGTGCGTGATGCGAATTGAACTGATGAAAATGGGGTATAACCTCCAAGAGTTTTACGATTTTATAAAACATCAGGAGAAAGCCTTGAAGGAAAAATCAGACTTCGTCGTCGCAAAATATGTCGCGTGAGTTAAACATCAAAATAGGGGAGATGTCGGAATGTCGCCATCCTGCCCTGAAATTCCAAAGTCCCTAGGGTCCTCGTTTTACTTTTTATTGAGGGGGTCAATATTTTATTAAAACCCATTCCTATAAACTTTGTAATTTCGGGGCAAGATGGCGACATTCCGACATTCCCTTCTAACTCCCACCTATTCTTCCTTGATATAATTATTCTGGGCGGTTTCAAGGGAAGTCCCCATTGCCGCCGTATCCGCCTTCAAATCCTTCAAAGTGTCCCCGTATTTGTCCGTCAAATAAACGGCACGGAGCATACTGACTCCCACCTTCTTGCCTAAAATCTTGTTTAACAGGCGGGTCATATCGGTGCTACTGGCGACCGCCTTGCCGTCGTGGTGGACCAAAAAGGGCACGGGGTCAAAGGTCTTTTTCTTAATGACCTTGGCTTCAGGATGGAACTTGATATATACCTCCAATATGGATTTTAGCGCATCGGGGACATCTGCCACTTTCTGCTTATACGTCTTTTCCGTCTTGTAGTTGTTAAAAATCCACTTCCAGTGTTTAATGTCTAAATAGTTCTTGGACTTGTCGTCGTGTTCTCCCGTACAAATCATCATCTCCACGTAATCTTTATTACGGCGGGGTTGCTGGAGAGTGTAGAGAGAAAGAATAACCAGGTGCAGCAATTTCTCGTATTCATCGGCGGATATTTTCTTCTTGTCTTTAATCTCGGGAACAATCTTGGCTAAATCTTCCTGGATTTCCATTACCTTGGACTGGTCTATCCAGTTCTCCTTGACCTTGTCCGTCTTTTTGGTATTGTCCTTCAAGTCCTTATTCAGCGCCATCAGGGGTTCGTAGAACTTGGTGTACAATTTCTTATATTTGGCTTCGGGTCGGTCCTTCAAGGCGGAGACAATGGCGATTAAATAGGTGCGGCGAGTGTTGGGCTTTAGGGCTTCCAATTTTTCTAAAATATCGGCTCCGCCTAAAAACTTTAAATCCTTGATGGGTTTTCCGCCATTCAACTTGGTTAGATTAAAAGTGTAGAGTTTTCGGGAAGAGGCAGAGATGTCGGGCTTGTTGGAGAAAGGGTCAAATTCCATTATAGATTACAATTAGATTATTTTTGTCTCTAAATATAAAAATGGGAGACGCGATATTGTCCGAGGTATTCTGGGTTTCTTTTGTCGGGTCCGTAATCGGTTGTCTCGTATCTGTGATTCGTATGTGCTACAAGAGCAAATGTAAGGAGGTTCAACTTTGCTGTCTGAAAGTGGTCAGAGATGTGGAAGGCGAGGAAAAAGCCGATGAGGCGGAGGCGGTCCGCCAACAGACAATAAATAGGACCGATTAGGCGAGACTTTAATATGTGAGTAGTATATAAATGTCGGGCTCATTCGGAACGCTTAACACCAAGTATAATATTTTACTTAACGAACTACGCAACAAGACGGGAGGAGGAGGTCCTAGTCCCCCTGGTCCTACCACCAGCACTTTAGCCGATGTAATGCTCAACGGCAACTCTGCAGGGGGAAGTGATTTGGATATGAACGGGCAGTCGATAGTCAATGCACCGAGCATTTCCAATCCTAGTAATATGGCTGTGACTGCGGGTATTGAACTTGATTTAAATGCGACAAGTGGCAGTATAGTCGGTATTGCGGATGTCGAGGTTGATTTTACTGCTACTAACGGCAGTATGAATTTGTTAGCCGAGGCTGCGGTTAATGTAACTTCAAACAGTGGAGATATTTACTTGACTACGAATACTGGTAGTCTGAATTTGAGTTCGGCTGCTATAATCGGTATTCAGACGCTTAATGACGCGATAAATATTAATTGCGGGACGAACCTAGGATTGTCTGCTGCTCTGGGTGATATTAATTTGGATACGCCAAACGGTCACGTGGTTATAAATGGGTCTCAATATCCCCCTAATTTACAGCAAGTTTTAACTGCTGGAAACTCCGCTCCTGTAACACAGTCTATTATACTCGGACCTGGCACCGTTGGTTCTCTGCCTCTTTTTCCAACTATACGTGTAAATGGTAGTACGGCTCCAGGCTACCCACTTTCATTTTACGTGGACGATGGTGCAGGTAATACCACTGTAGTGGAACCAGCCGCTGTTACTCTTCAAGATTCAGCAACTGCTTTAGACATTACTGCTAGTAGTATTAGTTTTTTAAATGGCGCATCAATGACTCCTGTGGGTTTTTCAACGACAAATTCAAACGTGAATGCCACACGGTATCTTAATTTCAGTGAAACATCTACTAACGCCATATCTGGAATATATAAAACCACGGGAATATCGTGTAACCCTTCCACCAATACAATCACGGCGACCACTTTTACTGGTAGTCTGAGCGGGACAGCGACAAATGCTTCAAATGTGAATAATGCGGGGTTGGTCGCGAACCAGAATTACCCCTTGGCGTATTTCGCAACCAACTCTATTGGATTTCAACAATTATCCAGCGATACTGGTGGGAACCATCTTCTTTATAACCCTGGGACAAATACGCTCAATTTAAGTGGTAATCAGACGATAAGTGGGTCTGCATCAGTATTAACCGTCAATGGAACTGGGACGGCAATCTCTGCTCCGAATGCGACGGCTATTTCGTTTCCTGCTGCGAATGTGACTGCCACCACTTTTACTGGCGCTACAGAGTCCCTAACTAGCAACGGTACGGGTTATAACGTAACCCCTCAAGTCACCTTAACGAACAACTTGGCTACAGCAGGGGCTACTACGGGTGTCCCGAGCATTAAATATACCAAGACGGGTCGTAATGCTGTGGCGGGTGATGCGATTGGTTCTCAGCACTTTTACGCTAATAACTCTTCAGGAACCAATATTGAATTCGCGAGAATTGAGGTATCGGTTCGTAATACGGGGGTTAGTCCGAATAATGACGACGGTTCTATCGCATTCAGCGGTCTTATTAACGGGGTATTGTCCGAGTTTTTCCGTATTAATGGAGCGGATAGTGAGAACAATATGTTTTTACCTTTGGATATGAATGGACAATCAATTAAATCCAGTAGTGGTAGTATGGTAATATCAACTGCTTCTTCAACTGGGACTGGAACAATTACTCTTACACCGAAAGTCGCTGGAAACCTTATCTTCCAAAATCTACCGACTTCAGTTGTTGGTCTTCCTACAGGGGCGGTTTGGAACAATCTGGGGGTTTTAAATATCGCCCCTTAATAATTAATCTCTGTATATATCACCCGATGGAACCCTTGTTAATACCCGATGATAGTCGTTTTGTTGTCTTACCTGTAAAGCATCACAATCTTTATCAGATGTATAAAAAAGCCGTAGCGTGTTTTTGGACGGCGGAGGAGGTGGACCTATCCAAAGATTTAGCGGATTGGGGAAAAATGTCCGCCGACGAGAAGCACTTTATTTCTTTGATATTAGCATTCTTTGCCTGTATGGATGGTCTCATTAACGAGAACCTCGCTATAAGATTTTTCAACGAGGTCCAGAATTCAGAAGCCCGATTGTTCTACGGGTTCCAGATGGCGATTGAGGGCATCCACCAAGAAGTCTACGCCAACCTGATAGATACGTATATAATGGATTCCAACGAGAGGAATGGATTATTTAATGCGATAGCGAACTACCCCTGTGTAAAAAAGAAAGCCGACTGGGTGAAAAAGCACATCTCCGCCGACACGACTTTTGCCGAGCGGCTGGTCGCCTTTATTTGCGTAGAGGGCATCCACTTCAGTGGGGCTTTCTGTGCCATTTATTGGTTCCGTTCCAAAAACTTATTAAACGGGCTCTGCTTCTCTAATGAACTCATTAGTCGCGATGAAGCCCTGCATACCGAGTTCGGTATTGCCTTGTACCGCAAATTAAACAACCGATTAAAAGAGGCGGAGGTCCACGCCATTATCAAAGAGGCGGTGGAAATAGAAACCGAATTTATATGTGAGGCTTTACCGTGCAGGTTAATCGGTATGAATTCCGTTTTAATGACCCAGTATATTCAATTCGTAGCCGACCGCGTTTGTCTCCAATTAGGGTATGATAAAATATGGAATGTCCCGTGTCCTTTTAGTTATATGGAGACCATCAGTATGGAGCGCAAGTCTAATTTCTTTGAGACCCGTGTGAGCGAATATGCTTTGGCGAATAAAGAGTTGCAGGGAGATATTTTTGAGTTTGAGGTGGATTTTTAATCCAACGATATATAAATGCCGACGCCAGTTGATAAAGCCTTATACGAACAAGTCAAGAAGGAAGCCGATAAAGTCTACGCCAAACCGAGTGCTTACAAATCGGGTTGGATAGTTAAGACTTATAAGGACCGAGGTGGGACTTATAGTGGAAAAAAAGGGGAGGAGGGTATTGGGACTTGGTTTAAGGAAAAATGGGCGGACGTAGGGAACCGTCAGTATCCAGTCTATCGTCCGACGAAGAGAGTAAATAAAAATACACCCTTGTTGGCGAGTGAGATTGACCCCGAGAATTTACGGGAACAAATCGCCCTGAAACAACATATTAAAGGAACGGCTAATCTCCCTCCTTTTTTACCGAAACGATTTATATAATGATGAAATCGGAACAGGACCCCGACGAATTACTTTTAGCAATGAATAAAAGAAAATGGTGGAAGAAATATTTTTGTTGTTGTCTCGCCTGAATTATTATATTTTCAGTAATATATAATAATGACTGAAGAGAGAAAAATAGGAGGTAATCGGTGGACGGATTTTGTAAAGGAATACGCCCGAGCCCACAACGTGTCTTATATGTGCGCCTCTACCAACCCCGAAGTTAAGGCGGAATGGAAGAATAAAAAAGCGGCTGAAAAAACACCCAAAGCCGCGAAGGCACCCAAAGCACCCAAATTGACCCACGAGCAAGTTGTGGAGAAGGCGTTGGCGAAAGCCAAGGAGACCGTACCGTCCGTCCCGAAAGTCAAGGGTCGTCCCAAGAAATACGCGACCCCTGAGGAAGCCCACCGTGCAAAATTGGAAAAGACGAAAATATCCGTCCAGAAGAAACGGGCTGCCCAGCCAAAGAAACGGGGACAAGCGAAACCTCTTGATGAGGTTGAAATAAAGGCGTATTTAGCCAAGTCCAAGGAAGATTTAGACCAATTGGAGACTCAGATAAAGGCATTCTTGAAAGACCATCCCGTCACTTCTCTTGACGAGAAGGATAAAAAGCGGATATTCCATCATATAAAAGTCTTGGACGACAAGCGACGAGCGCTGGGACTTATTCCCCCTCTTGGTAGGGGGCGAAAACCCAAGAAAACTGACGATAATATTACCTTGACGATGACGGAGGTTCCCAACTCGGTCATCCCCACTTCGGTTCATTCGGTGCCGACCCCGTCGCAACCCGTATCCCTTACCATTGCTGATTTCGTCCCCAAAAAACGCGGAAGACCCAAGAAGGCGAAAGTCAGTGCTCCCGTGCCTACTGGATTTGAAGGGCAAGGATACGCGAACGGAGAGGAGGACCCGATGGGCGAAACGAGACCCAAGCGGACTGGCGGTATGGACCCTACCTTTATTCCCTCGTTCCGTCCTAGTCCTGCTGAGGTAGGACCCTGGTATCTCAACTTTTTATTCATCTCGTTCGGAAGTGTGGCTGCGCTTATCAGTATGTCGTGCGGAGTAATGGCTCTCGCCTCGCTCTGTCGTGCTCTCGTCCAGCAATTCCGTGGCTTGAGAATGCGCCGTGAAATTGTCCCCGTTGAAGAAGATGAGCCCCTAGAGGTGCCTGAGGTTCAGTTGCACGACCCGATTGCCGACTGGGCTAGAGAATTCAACGTGCCTCACGCCGCAGTGACCCTTCTTCGCGACCATCTCGCCCAGGCTGTTCGCATCTACCCCATTAACCAGGTAGAAGACGCTGCGCTTGAGGCAATCCAAGATGTGCAAGAACACCCCGAAGAATTCTTCCAGTTGGCGAGAAATGCCCTGCCTTTTGCCGAGGAAATTCACGAGGCTACCGATGTGCGCACTCTCCGTCGCAACCCTCTCGGAGAGGTATTTGACCCTCGCGAAATACCGAGTGCCCCCGAAACCGCTTTGGTACCCCCTGTAGCACCTGCCGAGCAGGAGCCCGACGAACCTTCTGGGCGTGGGCGTAAGGGTGGTAAGAGCAAGAAAGAGGACGCTCGTGTCTTTAAAAACTACGGCAAAATCCAGTCCCATCTCGCCGAGCATTTAGACGATTTGAAAGAGCCCATTGACCCCAAAGATTTGCGCGATTTCATCTATTTCACGAGAGAGCGTGACCGTCTAAAGCACAAGTTGGTGGGGGGTCGCGGGTTTTTTGATAAGATTGGTGATGCATTCAAGACCACTTGGAATCAGAAACCCCAGTCCAAATCCGAGTCCGATGCCCTCAAATTCTTTTACAACGATTTTCTCCCCGTCGCCTCTGCCCCCATCAACATCATTGCGCCTCCCGTCGGTAAGGCTTCCGACATTTGGTTCAACGAATTGAAACAGCACCAACTCGGTCAAGGTCGTCGCAGGGGTTAAGCGTGGAATTCTGGATAAACAATTTCTCTGAAAATGATATAAAAACATCTCTCGCTATTCTATAAAAGATGAGCGAACCTATCAAAATATCTCCCGAGGAAAAGGCGGAAAAGAAGCGTCAGTATATGCGCGACTATATGAAGAAGTGGAAGGCAAAGAAATACGCCGATGACGCCGAGTCCATTCGTCGCGTCAACCGCACTCTCTACGCCAAAAAGAACCGTCAAATTGACGACGAGGACAAGACCAAATACGGAACCTATTTAGGCGACGTCATCAAACTGCGAAGCATCATCGCCAACCTCCCTCAACAATTCGTGGCGGAACTCATCCAAGCCCAGATGGACACCTGACCTGGTTAAACATTCATTTCGTGTAAAACGAAAAAATTGATTGACTTTTAGAATACAGACCTGTCTCACAAATAAATACCCTGCACACTACCTGCAAAAGCAACCTGGACTTACTGACTGAAAATAATAAGGTGAGCCGACTGAATATATTAACCATTAAAATCGTAGTTAATATATTTACCCTGAAAATAATTTAAAAACAAAATATCAGTGTATTACAAGAATGGAATCAGCGCCTATTATACCCGCCGTGCCTACAGCCTTGCCTGTGGCAGAGAATGTGACTGCCGAGACGACTTCCCCGCCCGTATTTGAATGGAAACTGAAAAAGACGGAGTGGACCAAGTCCATCTTTAACAAACTCAAAATGAAGGAATATGTGAATATCCACCAGATTTACGGGTTTATTAAAGCGGATATGGGAATTACTTATCAAGGCAACCCGCGATATGACGGTATACCCTGCGAGATTAAAACGGAACTGGACCAGATTAAAGCCCTGCGAAACCTCTACGACGTGAAGCAAGAGCACATCAGTATGGCTCACGTCCTCCCCGTCCACAAGTGGGGTCGCACCATCCCCGTCGGCTACGCCTCCCTCAGCGTCCTGCACCGCCCGACCCGCCACGCCTTGTCCGCCGAAAAATACGTGGATTACGATATTGAGAACTGCCAACCCCAGTTAATCAACGAGATATGCCGACAGCACGGGATAGAGAACAAACAACTGACCCGCTACAACTCCAAGCCCAAATATTACCGCCAAGCCATCGCCGAGTTCCACGGCACCGACAAGGACACCGCCAAGCAATTGTTTGTCCGATTAATGTTCGGGGGCACTTACGACACCTGGCTCAAGGACCACGACATTAGCCAGAATGCCGACAAGCGCCACGCTCTCCCCCACGGGATAGAGAAGGAAATGGGCGCGGTGATTGACGCGGTTTATACCCACAACCCCAGCATCGTCAAGGACGTCCTGCGCTCCAACCCCAACAAGTGGAAGAACGAGGGCGAAAAGAAACGCGGGGTAATGGGGCTCTGGTCGCAGACCATTGAGCGCCGAATAATGGAGGACAGCGTGTCCTACCTCCACGAAAAGCACGGTTTAACGGTGGAACAAATCGTCCCCTGCCAGGACGGGCTAATGGTGTTAAAAGACCTCGCCCAAGAAGGGTTTTGCGCGGAACTCCAAGCCAATATCAAGCGCCTCTACGGGTTTGATATGAAATTCGTGGTAAAGCCATTTGATGAGGCGATAGAAATACCGCTTTTTGAAGATGTGATGGATTACCAGCAATGGGTGGACGCGATTAGCGCCAAGCGATTAGCCGACCGATTAGCCGACAAGTATGGCGACTTTATCGTGAGCAACGACGACGGGCTTTTCGTATTTTACGACGGGAGATGGTACAACGAAACCGACGAGAAACATCGCCATCGCCTGACCCGATACGTGAGCGAGAACCTTTATAATGACCTTAAAAATTTGATGGACGACGCGGTGGAATTGACCGCCAAAGAGTGCGACCAATTATCCAACTCCCTACGGACCGCGACAAGCAACGGCGGGACGTTTAAGGATATTGTCCGCCACACCTTGAGCGTCAGGAACGGCGCGTCTCCCCACGTGAAATTTGACGCGGACCCTTACCTCCTGGGGTTTGAGAACGGGCTATACGAACTCACCACGGGGACTTTCCGACCTTACCAATTCAACGACTACGTCACGCTCACCACGGGCTACAATTATACGCCCGATGCCGACCCTGCAATGCGGGAGAAGATAGAGGCATTCTTCCAGGAAATCCAGCCCGACCCTACACATTTGAATTTATTATACCAAGTCCTCGCCTCCGCATTAGACGGGATAAATTACCAGAAATTTTGGTTTTATAACGGCAAGGGAGGCAACGGCAAAGGCGTGGTGAGTAAATTGATGCGGTCGGTCCTCGGCGAAAACTTTTGTTATAGCCCGAAGGAAGAACTGCTGAAAGAGGTGGGGCGCTCCAACGGCGCATCTCCCGACATTGCCGACCTGCAGTTTAAACGCTACATTATCTTTACCGAAATGGGCGGGACCATCAAACTCACCAGTTTTAGACGGCTGACGGGCGGTGACCACTTTACGGGCAGACAATTATACGGCAACAACCAGCACTTCTACCTGAATGCGACACTGGGGGGCGAATTTAATAACCCGCCAGATTTTGACGCCAAGGCGATGGAGGCGGACTACAGACGCGCTGTGGATTTTAAATTTGGGACAAATTTTACGGAGGACCCCGACAAGATAGACAAGGAAATCAACGGCGTCTTTTATAAACAAGCCAACCCCTACTACATATCCGAGCAATTTATTACCGAAGCCAC